TGTGCGTGTTATTGTTGGGGATGTTATCCGGGATGGTATGGGTTCTGGGCACGGAATTGATACTGACTGTGGTCTCGCCCATGAGAGCGCTATTAAGGAAGCTGAAACGGACGCAATGAAGCGCGCGCTCATGACCTTCGGGAACCCGTTTGGTCTTGCGCTCTACGACAAGGAACAGCGTCAGGTAGTTGAGGCCCCACCCGAAAGGCTACAGCCCACAGACTTAAAAGCGATGATCGAAGAGATCCTTCGCATGCAAACGACCGTTGCTCTCCGAAAGTGGTGGAAACAAACTGCCGACTTCCGCAAGAGCGTTGGGCTTGTCGATGGCACTGAGGAATATCAGTCGCTGTACAACATCTTCGTAACCCACGGCAAAAAACTGGCAGCAGGAGAATCCGTAAATGGCTAATCGTTATGATGCACTCACAGTTAGTAAGTATGTTGATCGCAATGGTGATGAGAAGAGCTTCTTCACCAAGATCGGCACGATGTTCCAAAGCAAAAACGGTGACACGTATAGCTTGGAACTTATTGCACTTCCTATCCCTGATAAGGAAGGCAAGGTGCGCTTGTTCCTCAAGCCACCGGAGCAGCGTGAGGGTGCGCAACAGGTCTCGCGTAGCACTCCTCGCCCTGCGGCTCGTCAGCAAGCGTCTGACGATGATGTAAATGACTCGATCCCATTTTGATGGACATCCTCACTCCGAGGGGGCAGGAGTCGAGGAAGTGGGAGGACCGGGCCGTACAGATCTGGTCCTCCCATTACCCCGATATAATCTACGCCTCTACCGACAAAGACACGCCATGCGTTGTTGATGCGGTTCTCGTCAAGAATGGCAAGATCCTTGGCGTTGTGGAGCAGAAGTCGAGGCCGGGCATGACTGTCCTCGATTTTAATGTGACCTATGAAAAGCGTTGGCTTGTAACCCAGAAGAAGCTGGACGACGCCTCAGAGATCGCGCAGGCCCTGCAAACCAAGCTTGTCGGATTCCTGTACTTCCCCGAAGCCGATGTGCTGTTAGTGAAGACCTTAATGGCTCCGGGTAAGGGATGGGTAGCAGACATAAGGAGAGAACATACCAGAACACAAGCAACAATTAATGGAGGCAGCGTAGTGCGCCTCAACGCTTACATCGACATGAGTGGCGCTCTTGTACTCTATGGAGACATCAATGAATGAAGACCAACCAATCAGTGAACAGTTTCGCCTCGTAGCAAAGAAGTGGGTCGATGCGGATTCCGCTGCAAGCCTCTTGGAGGAAACCAAGAGCGCCGTTCTTTCTCGAATGATGGCTGCACAAGGCGACATGCCTGTGAACCGGGCAGAACTCAATGTGAAGTCATCTGAGGAATGGCTGGAGTTTGTTACCAAGATGGTGAAGGCGCGCGAGCGAGCAGCATTATTGAAGGTGCAACTAGAGTACCTTCGGATGCGTTTCAATGAATGGCAATCACATGCAGCAAACCGTAGAGCGGAGATGAAGCTATGAAAAATATGACTGATGCTGAATGGGACAAGCAAGCTGAAGAAATGGCTGACAAAATTGTTGAGATCATAGACGGAAAAGAAAGCGACATGATCATTGAAGTGCTTGCTTGCATAGTAGCAGACATGTTGGAGCCATTTGAAGCTGAAGAGGGGATTCCGTTAATGTTGACCTTTCTCGGCACCATCCTTGAAAAGCGATACGACATTGGCTTCGATCTTACCAAGATGAATGCCGGTTCGATGCAATGAAGCGAGTCCGTATTACAGCAAAAATGCGGGCCGACATTTTTCTGTCTCATGGCGGCATGTGCCACCTATGCAGCATGAAGGTTGTGCCCGGAGAGGATTGGGATGTCAGTCACGATATACCTTTGGAAGCTGGCGGTAAGGACGATGCAACTAACTGGTTCGTTGCTCATCGCAAGTGTCACAGGGTTCATACTAGCACTGTTGACGCTCCCTTGATCGCAAAGGTCAAACGAATCCATCAAAAGCATGTCGGTGCAAAGAAACCTCGATCACCGATGCCGCTTGGTCGAGGCTCAAAGTTCAAGCGCAAAATGGATGGCACCATAGTAAGGAGAGAACCGTGAATGTTGTTTTTACCGTAAACCTCGCTCAATCGGTTAGGCCCAAGCCACCACTTGGAGAAGACGACAACATCCTTCTGCCGTTTCAAAACATCTATGCGACGGTTGATGCAAAAAGCTTTCGGGACTTGCTGAAGCTGCTGCATGAAAATGACTACATCATTGCGCGTGAGTTCAATGCAAAAAAGAAGTTCGATGGCTCACGCCTTTATGAGGATCGGGGCGAGGTCATCATCAACTGCCAGATGATTGGCAAAATCAAACCGTTCTTTGAATAAGGAGAAAGCACATGGAATATCGCGAAATCATGCACGAAGCCGCTCGCGTCTTTAATGAACGGAATCCAAAGTACGGGGATATGCGAGTTGGTATGGAACGTGTAGCCCATATAGCGACACTGATTACCGGCATCCAGTTAACTGCTCATGATGTTGCTTTGGTTCTTCACGCAGTAAAGCTATCGAGGCTGGGGGCTGATCGCCGAAACCCAGATCACTATGTCGATGGGGTCAACTATCTAGCGTTTGCAGGCGAACTGATTGAAGGCCCTGCAATTGACCCCGAGATAGCCGAAGCACTTAATGCCATGAATAATGAGTTTGCAAAGATGGCCGAAAGCTTTTCCGTCTCCAATCCAAACGCAGTGCCTCAAGAAGGCTAAGGAGCGGCGATGGCCGATGGCGCTTCATTCGTTTGGAATACAGCCAAGCGGATCAGATCAAGCGGAGTCCGCATGGATGAGCTACGGTATGATTCATGCCGCTATATCATCAGCAACGACGCCGCTATATCTGTCAGGTACTGCGGCCATGAACGCAAGCGCGGGGCTTACTGCGCATCACATGCGGAACTCTGTTATCTGCCGCCCAAATTAAAGCAGGCGCATGTTGCGGATTCCGAAGCCTCATGAGACACTAATGAGGTCACAGAATGGTCTGTGATTTAGAAGCAGGCGCTTCGCGACCCAGACCCTAAGTGATTGTTCGAAACACTTGCCCCAGCCCGTTCAGTCAGGCTGGGGTCTTTCGTTAGACCACAGGCTTCCAGTTCACAGTAGCCTCGTCCCAGAGATACTGCTGACCATCCGTGGGGTACGGCACTGGCGCGTCCCACAGCCATGTGGTCTGGTTCAAAACCCATGACGGATAGGGTTGCGGCGCATAGAACACATCGTTCTGGTGGTCATAGGTATAACCCACGCCAGCGTAGTTGCCGCGCAGGGCCTCGCCACCGTCAGGCTCACCATTTGGCCCGTAGTGGACGCCGCCACGAGTGTTATAGCTGGTCTGTATCCATGACCCCGGAGACGAGTCCACGAAAGTGTCGAAGAACTCTGGTTCAGCGACGATGACCTGAATAACCTTACCGTCTAAGCACTTCGCGAAGTGGCTCATGCCGTGTAACTCCCTGATGAAGTAAAGGTGAGAATCGTGTTGCTGCCGCTAGTAGTCACTGTTGGGGACCCGGTTACTGTTCCTGTGTAATTTGCTGTTGGCAAAGATAGAATGACAACACCCGACCCGCCATTGCCACCAGCATAATCCGACACATTGTAGCCGCCGCCACCACCACCGCCACCAGTGTTCGCTGTGCCAGCCGTGCCGACACTTGCTCCACCGCCGCCAGCACCACCCCCGCCAGCGCCACCTGTGCCGCCCGTGCCAGCGCCGCCGTTCGCGCCCGTCCCGCCTCCGCCGCCGCCTGCATATGTCACAGATGAGCCGGTTATTGAGGATGCCGTTCCAGCCCCGCCAGAACCGCCCGTAGTGCCGGTTCCATTGCCACCAGCAGCACTTGATCCACCGCCGCCGCCACCTTCAATTTGGCCTGTACCCAAACAGGTGCCGCCCGCATTCCCTTGGCCGCTTGTGCCGGAACCGCCCGCTCTGCCGACAATGGTGGATGAAATGAAGGTATAACTGCCACCGCCACCCGAACCGCCATTCGCGCCAGTGGCAATCGTTGTGACGGTCGTTGATCCACCAGAACCACCGCCGCCGCCAGCGACTGAAGTCTGCGTTGTTATCTTAGAGCCGCTAAGAACCGAATTGACGCCGCTTGTTCCAATGGTCGATCTATTTGGTGCGCCCGCGCCACCAGCACCAACAACTATCGTGCAAACAGAAGATGGGGCGAGCGTTACTGACCCAGAAAGAAGCCCGCCAGCGCCACCGCCTCCGCCAGACACAGAACCACCACCGGCACCACCAGCAACTACAAGGTAAGAGACGGAGTAGCTGATTGGGTTTGATGCAAAACCATAATAGGTGATCCAACCCTGAGTGGAATCCACATAGACGAAAACAATGCTTTCGCGTGAAGCGTTCAAAATGGCGTTTGATGATAAACCATTTATGTTTGCACCATTGCCAGCGATTGTGCAGTTATTTGTCGAAAACGTCCCAGCATAGTCCACTACTTGAACAAGATTACCAGCAGCGGGGCTCGCAGGAAGCGTCACTGTCACTGCGCTAGAAGTTGTGTTGACCGGGTAAGAACTTCCAGCGACAGCCGTAAAGTTTCCAGTCTGAATTGACTGCAACGTAAGAGAACCACCATACGCGCCAGACAATATGCCAGCGGTACTAGCACCCTGCGCCATAACCGATATGTTCCGGGAGATGGTCATGCCGTGTAGCTCCCTGAAGCCGTGAACGTAAGAATTGTGTTGCTGCCACTGGTGGTCACTGTAGGCGAACCTGTTGTGATTCCGCTATAATTAGCAGTTGGGACGGAAAGAATAACAACGCCCGAGCCACCCGCCGCGCCTGCTGCACCACCTGTGCTATATGTTCCAGCACCGCCACCACCGCCTGTATTAGCTGTTCCGGCAACTGCGGCTGCGGTAAGAGCGCCCGCGCCGCCACCACCAGTACCGCCGGGGCTCCCGTAGCTTCCACCACCGCCGCCACCACCTCTGGTTACTGCGGAGCCTGTTATTGATGACGATACGCCATTGCCGCCGTTTCCATTGCTGGTGTTAGTTGGCGCTGATCCAGCGCCGCCGCCTCCACTACCAAAGTAATTTGATGGTCCAGAGTTGCCCGCACCAGCATATCCTTGGCCTGAAGTTCCAGAACCGCCAGTTGTAGCAGTAGCATTTGCCGCACCGCCGCCACCAGAGCCGCCACTGATGCCGGTTGGATTACCATTGGCACCACCGCCGCCACCACCAGTTGATGTAATCGAACCAAAAACAGAATTTGATCCAGAGGTTCCTCTAACAGTATTGCCAGAACCAGCAGCGCCACCAGCGCCAACGGTTACTGTGTACGCAGTTCCGGGAATTAAAGTGACGGGCGTCTCGGCACTTGCCCCACCGCCAGAAGATTCACCAGCCACAGAACTACGATAACCGCCAGCACCACCACCGCCGCCGCCATAATTATTCGCCGCGCCGCCACCACCACCGCCGCCGCCAGCAATGACCAGATAGCTAACAGCGTATTGAGTTGTATTAATGCCAGAAGCTAAAAGCCAACCTTGCGTAGAGTCTACATAAACAAATATGACGGATTCCCGCCTATTGACCAAAATGTTGCTGGATGGTCCGCCATTTATGTTGCTGCCATTTGATGCGACAGTGACATTGTTAGTGCCCCACGTACCAGCATAATCAGCTAACTGCACAGCTTGCCCTATAGACGGACTCGCAGGAAGTGTGACCGTAATTGCAGCAGAAGTTGTGTTGACAGGATAGGCTCTACCAGCAACAGCGGTGAAGTTGCTTGTTTGAACAGATTGCCATACAGGCGCACCGCCATATGGACCAGACAACAGACCAGCAGTGCTGACGCCGGGAGCCATATTGGATAAGTTGCGAGCGTTCGCCATTAGTTATCCCCGGAGAAAACGCCAATCATGCTGTGTAACTCCCGCTGGAGGTAAACTTGATGATGGTGTTGGAGCCGCTTGTAGTCACTGTTGGCGATCCAGTAGTAGTGCCGGAATAATATATGGTTGGCACAGACAATATAACTACGCCAGAGCCGCCTGAGCCACCAGTGCCAGCGCCACCACTAGACCCGCCACTTCCACCACCGCCGCCGCCTGTGTTTGCCGTGCCAGATGTAGCGGTTGGAACAGCGCCGCCGCTAGGAGCCGACGATCCCGCACCGCCACCACCATTTCCGCCAGCGCCAGCAGTTCCACTGGCGTTAACTCCACCGCCACCGCCGCCAGCGTAAAATACCGATGAGCCTGTGATGGTAGATGCAATTCCAACACCTCCAGCGCCGCCAGTGCCAGATGCGGGGGCTGCTTGCCCAACAGCGCCAGCGCCGCCGCCGCCACCGGCAGCATAGCCAACAGCAAGAGCTGAACCTAAGCCACCAGCAAATCCTTGGCCCGATGTTCCTGACCCAACACCAGTGGTGTAAGCACCGCCGCCGCCAGAACCGCCATTTCCACCGGCAACTGAAGTTGCAGACGTGTTCCAATAACCGCCTTTACCTCCAGCGATTGCTGTTGTGATGCCAGTCAACGAAGAGTCGGACGCGGCCCCCGGAGCCGTACCCGCCGATCCGGCAGAGCCGCCAGCACCAACGGTTGCGGTGTAGACCGTTCCAGATGTGAAGGTCAACGTGCCAGAAAGGAGTCCGCCAGCGCCGCCGCCAGCAGATGCGCCACCATTGCTTGCAGAGCCACCACCGCCGCCGCCACCGGCGACAACCAAGTAAGATGCGCTGTAAGTTTGGGGACTTGTCAGATTTACGCCGGAGTAGATTAGCCATCCCTGCGTAGAGTCAATGTAGACAAACGTCGCGCTTTCGCGATTTGTGGCTAATATGAAGTTTGAGGGACTGCTATTTATTTTTGTTCCATTTGGACCAACTGAAACGTAGTTAGTTGCCCAAGTTCCAGCATAGTCAGACAGTTGAACGACCTGACCAACAGTTGGGCTCGCAGGCAGCGTCACAGTCACCGCGCCAGAGGTTGTGTTGACGGGATAAGAATTTCCGGCAGTGGCGGTGAAGTTACCAGTCTGAACAGACTGCCACACAGGGAAGCTGTTCACGCCTTGGATGCTTGTCGATCCGGTCCAAACCGCTAATTGATTGCTGGTTGGGGTGCCAACAGATGTGACGTTGCCAGAAAATCCGCTGATGGTCAGCGCGACGATGCTGACAGTGTCGCCAGCAGTTGCGCCCGTGCCAAGAACAATCGAGCTGCCAGAACTTGCTGTGTAGTCGGTAATGTCGAGCATAAGGCCGTTCAGGTAGACCTGAACATAGCCGGGCGTATAAGAGGCCGTGAAAGTGGTCTGGCCCGCAGTGGCCGTGTAGTCAGTGCGGGTGTAACCGCCACTGCTGAACGTGCCAATGTTGAGTGCAATCACATCGACAATGTCGCCCGCAGACGCCGCCGTAGCCAGCACAACCGTGGTGCCGGTTGTAGCCGTGTAGTCGGCGCTGTTGAGCAGGATTCCGTTGAGGTAAACCTGAACATAGCCAACCGTGTAAGAGGCTGTGAAGCTGGTCTGACCGGCAGTCGCAGTGAAGGTGGTGCGCGTATAGGTTCCGCCGCCACCGCCGCCACCGGGGATCGTGACAGTGACAGCGTTGGTTGCCGCCGTGGCAGTGACGCCCGTGCCAACGAAATTGAAGCTGGTGACGCCAGAGGTGAGAAGCGTCCCTTCGTCATAGACAGCGATGCTGCTGCCACCGCCACCAGCGGGGCCGGTTGGCCCTGTAGGTCCACTGCTTCCGGCGGTTCCCGTGGGGCCTGTGGGGCCGGTTACAGACGCGCCAGAGGCACCCGTAGGGCCAGTCGCTCCGGTTGCACCAGTTGCGCCGACATTGCCAGCGGCAACGATGTTCCAAGAGGTGTACGTGCCAGAACCGCCAAATGCGTCAGAGGTAATGACGAGCGTGGTGCCGCTGAACGAGGTGATGATACCTTCGACGTAGTTCGTAGGCGTTATCGTGTAGGCTATGCGGACGCGCTGACCAACAGCAAAGGCAGTCTGAGTGTTTGTCAGATTCGTGGTGAACGTCAGCGAGCCCGTGCCAACAGCATTGGAGGTGCTGCTGGTCAGGCCAGCATAGCCGATTCCGGTGGGGCCGGTGGGGCCGGTGCTGCCCGCCGTTCCCGTAGGCCCGGTCGGACCCGCTGCGCCCGCAGTACCCGCGCTTCCGGTTGGTCCTGTAGGCCCGGCTACCGTGGAGGCTGCACCAGTTGGACCAGTTGGCCCGGTTGTGCCAGCGCTTCCCGTGGGGCCTGTAGGTCCAGCAACCGTTGAGGCGGCACCGGTTGGCCCTGTGGCTCCAGTAGTGCCCGCGCTGCCTGTGGGGCCTGTAGGTCCCGCTACCGTAGACGCTGCACCTGTGGGGCCAGTAGGACCGGCTGGGCCGGTGGGGCCGCTGACGCCGTTGATGAGCGCAAGAAACAGCGCCGTGTTGTTGGAGAAACCCGTTGTTCCGACACCACCAGAGGCGTTCAATGTTACGGGATAAATCCAGTAAGCATTAGCCGCGCCAGCATTAACATGCGTAGGTGTGCCTGAGATTGTCCATGTCTGGTAATCGTCGCTGTTGCTCTGGCCCTGAACGATGATCTGCTCGCCAGCCGTGAGTAGCGCAAGGAAAATATCAACGTCCGTTCCATCGTCCGTCAAATGGCTGACGTTGATGCTGGTGGCGCTTGTTTGTGTGCCAGAGTTCCAAAGCAGGAATCCGTTGCCGGGATAGCCGCTCGTTGCACCCGTATTTGCCTTGTAGAGGAACAGGCTGGATGACGTACCCTTAGCGCCTGTGGGACCCGTAGGACCAGCGATGGTAGAGGCCGCGCCAGTAGGTCCGGTCGGGCCAGTCGGGCCAACAACCGTAGAAGCCGCTCCCGTGGCTCCGGTCGGCCCGGTGCTGCCAGTAGGCCCAGTAGGCCCAACTGCCGTAGATGCGGCTCCAGTGGGGCCTGTAGGGCCTTGGATTCCCTGTACGCCAGCAGGCCCCGTAGGCCCGGTTGCGCCGCTTCCTGTAGGCCCCGTGCTGCCCGTAGGCCCGATGTCGCCGTTGGGTCCCGTAGGCCCCGTGCTGCCCGTGACACCCGTGGGGCCGATGGTCCCCTGCGGGCCGGTCGGGCCAGCAACGGTTGAGGCGGCTCCCGTTGGGCCTGTTACGCCGGTCGGGCCGGTCGGGCCGGTGCTTCCGGTCGGGCCGGTCACATTGGATGCAGCGCCTGTGGGGCCGGTGTTTCCTGTGCTTCCAGTGGGGCCAGTTGGCCCCGTCGGCCCAACATTTCCCTGACCGCCTGTGGGGCCGGGGAATAGACCAGCGACTTGCTGCGTGGTAGTGCGGCGTGACGTTCCAGCCTGAACAATCTCAAGCTGCTCCGTGCCATTAAGGGACGTAGCTGCCGGTAAGTTCGGGATCTGAGAGTTCGCCACGTTCTAGTCTCCGACGCGCCAGAGCATGGGTGTTATTGCGGACTCGCGGGTGCGATGGTCAACTCGCCAGCGGCGACTAAAGACATAATCGCTGCATAATCCGTGTTGGCCGGATCAAGCGGCACGAAGCTCGTCACGCCGCTGATGCCGCATTGAACACCAATTGTATTTCCGCTTCTGTCATTAATATACTGAGCGTTTGTGTACATTGTCATAACTCCGCAGATGCCGTTGTTCCGCCCTTGATATATGGATAACTGCCAGTTGCGGCATAGCCAGAGCAACCCCACTCATTTGCATAATCAAAAGTAATAATAGATCCAGAAGCAAGCGTAACAGTCGCAGACGTTCTTTTTGTTATTTTGTATTGCCAGTTTGCATATCCAACTGCACTGCCAGAACCGGGGGTTCCGTAGATGCCAGCACTTGCACTTGGAAGTAGCTCAAAGTACCTCTGACATTGAGCCAACTGATCGCTGTATATCTGACGCTCATAAGGGGTGGCTACAGATCCCGGCTCCAATTGCACATTGCCAATCGTCCACGTACCACTGGTCTGTGCGCCAACTGTAAACAGAATTTGCAAGCCAGTCGTTGCAGCAGACGGGATGCTGATCTGGGCATTATAGCGCGTCACAGTTGATGTAACGGTGAATGTGCCCGTGGCGATAGAAGTGACCGTGGGGGATGCCAGCGAACCAAATGTGTCAGTCGTGTTGGCGTAGTAGGCGGTCCATGTGACGGTGGTCAGAAGGCTGTTGGCAAGATCCACAGAGAGCGTTGCGGTCGTATTAGCAAGATCCGCAGAGTTGATTGCCTCAATGCGCTGGGCAAATCCAATGGCAGTGACAGACGCCGCGCCAGTGAAACGGTAGCGATATTGGTTCGCAGTCGCGCCAGCGATCTGCTGACCCGTCACGTTTGCGCCAGTGCAGTAAGCGTAAAAGCGATCTACGGTATAAGCTAGAGCAGCAGCAGCAGTGATCGTCTGAGCCGCGCCAGCATTGCGCTGGTCCGCTGCCATATTCCCATTGATGATGCGATTGCGCTTGAAGCTGGAGCCCATCGCAAGAGTGCCAGCGGCAGTCACGTTGCCAGTCAACGTGGAAGTCCCCGCCACCGTCAGGTTGTTGCCCACAGCCACATTGCCGCTGGAGTCGTTGACGAGGTTGATCGTCGCGCTGGAGGGGTGCTGGAGGTTAATTGCCTTGATTGTTGACATTATTTAGCCTCCAGCGCAGCGAGACGAGCCTCAAGCGCGTCGTTCTTAGCGGATAGTTCTTGGATGGCGGCGACGAGGTGGACGACGATCTTGCTGTAGTCTACGCCTTGATGGACAGGGTTACCGTCTGCATCAACCGCATTTTTTTCGCCTGTAACCGCAAGAGGGATTACCTCTGCAAGTTCATGAGCGATGAAACCTTCGCCATCGCTATCGTCTGCATTCCACTTATAGGTGACAGGGTTCAACGCAGCAAGAGTCGCCAAGCCAGATGTCATAGGTTCAACATCATGTTTCAGACGATAATCTGATCCAGTATTATACGATGTCGCGGTTCCGCTCGTTGTAATACTACCAACATTTCCATTGCCGTTTCTAAAAACAATCATGTTGGTGCTTGCGGTCGCAGCAGTAATAATAGAACAAACTGTTCCTGCGGCAACTGAAATTACTGATCCACCATTTACAGATGATGTCGTCCCCACCAGCAAATTGCCGCTGGAATCAATCCGAGCGCGTTCATTTGTGCCGGTATAAAACAGCATTTGCTGGTTTGTGCCGTCTAATTGAATACCAGAACGAACAGAGCCACTTACGCCACCAGCATATGAATAAACATATGCCGCTGTGTTGAAGCCTAAATTGCCAGCTACATCCAATCTATTTCCCGGAGAACTTACCCCAATCCCCACATTCTGGCTCGTATCAACCGTCACAGCAGTTGTGCCAGCCGACTGGATGGTGAGAGCCGTTGAGGCGGGGCTGGTGACAGTCGTGGCCGTGACTGTGCCGCTGAACGTGGGACTCGCCGTCAGCGCCACTGTGCCGCTCACATTAGGCAGCGTCAGAGTCGTAGCAGAAGCAGCCGCGCCAGCATCGAGGGTGACACCGCCGCCACCAGAGCCTTTTACGGTTACAGGCATCAGACAATACTCCAATAGCTGCCAGAAGGCACAGTTACCGCTACACCGCTGCCAATCGTCACCGGCCCGAACGTGCCAGCGTTCTTCCCAACAGGGATAGTATAGTTCGTCGTGATGGTTATGTCATTAAGATAGAACGCCTGATTAGCGCCACCACCTGTGGGAACCGTGGAATTGGTTGGCAGATAGATGTTCGTCCCATCGGAAACAGCATTAGCCACCACACCATTGGGCACCGTGGCGCTGGACCCGCCCCCGCCAGATGCGATGATGACATTATAGCCGCCGGTTGTCAGATTCTTGACTATCCACTGACCGCCGACCCCAGACGGAATCGTGTAAATCACATCTGCCGAGATTGAGCCAGTCACGTTCAGGATCAGTTTCTGATACTGCGTAGCCGTGAGCGTGGCGTTGCCCGAGGTCGCATTCAGGCTGGTCGTGCCGCCAAAAGCATTGTCGATGATGGTCATGTCCCCGTTGACGGGGATGTTCCATGTATTGACGTAATCGCCGTTGGCAGGGAGTTCAAGAGATTTATTTTGGCTGAAAGTGCTGGTCATTGCCCGGCCCTCAAGAATGCTGGTTAGCGATTGCCAGAGCGCGAGTGATCGCTTCGTCTGGTTGATTCAGTAGAGGCTCAGTGGCTTTGCCGTGGCCCTTCTTGGCGCGTTCAGCAGCAGCCACGAGCATTGAGGCAGTGGTGACACCTGTGAGGCGACCGCCGGAGGCGCGATGAATGCGTCCTCCATCAGCTTGTGCAGCCCCCTGCGCAGTCTCCTGCGAGGCTCCAGTGACAGGCGGAATCCTGCGAGCCGTGTCATAGAACTTCGCAAGGAACGATTGCGCATCCTTGTTCTGCGCAACCAGTCTTCCAAGTTCTGGAGCCTTAGAAGGATCAGCAGCCAGCTTTAGAACTTGTTCGGCAATCCGACGCTCGCGGACGGTGTACGCAGCCCTTGCAGCGCCGCTTAGAACCGCAGTAGCAATAGCGCCGGGCGACATCGTGAAGCTCAAAGCTTGCAGAATGTTTTCGCCAGTTAGGGCGGCTTCCCCTAACATTGCCGCACCGTACCCGCCCAAAGCACCTTTTCCAAAGCCCAAGGAAGAACCCTGCGGCGAACCGGATAAAGCCTTCAACGTGCTGTTAAGGTACTCAGCATTGACGGTTCCGAGCAACTGGTTTGCATTTTTGTCGCCAAGAGCAAACTTCATTTTGGCAATGTTGTAGTCGCCCTTATTGCCGCCGTAGACGCCCAAAGCCTGCGTAGGATTCTTGGCTAGTGCATCCTTGTATGCAGCCGCATAGCCGTAAGCAAAATCCTGTTTTTGAGCAGGCGTGAGCTTTTGCCTGACCATGTTGTGGATTTTGTCCATGCCCTTGGCATTTGTATCCGCATAATATTTGTAGCCAGCTTCAATAGCGTTTCGTGCGCCGTAAAGTTCAGATGCTTCAAAACGGATTTTTTTATAATCGCCAACGGCATTGTCCAAGACCTTTACCAAGTCTGATTTCAAGCCCATGAGGCTGCGAACTTCAGATTCCGCGCCGGGCTTAGGAGACTTTGTAATCGGATCGTAGAGCTTGTTGATGCTGCTATCGAGCCCTTGTTTGATTTCGTCCCATGAGCGCAGACTAACCCCCTGAGGGGGAAGGCTGTAGGTTTTAACATTGCCCGCCCGATCAACAACAGGCTTAAACCCATATGACCTTGGGTCAACGCCGTCGATTTTAAATTGGCTTAATATGTCATCAATCGTCCCTTGAGGGATTCGGTTGATGATCTTGTTCAATGCAGGATCATTGATAGCTTTTGCCTCAGGCAAAGCCATGACGCGCGTATAGTTAGCGTCGTTGAGAGTTTTGACACGCTGAGAAAGGGCACCCATTTCATCAAACGCCTGAACCGGGCGATTGAAAATTTTATCAATTACATCACTTACATTTTGACCGCCTTTTTCTTTAAATTTATCAACTGCGGCATTATACGCGCCCAAGGACTCGTCACCAGCGCGAGCGGCAGCGCCCTTAACCAATTGCTGCATCTGAGGCCCAGCAGCCGCTACAGGGGCCACTTCGCCAGTGGCAAGGGCTGCTGCTGGGGCTTTAGCAGTCCCAGACGCAACATCCTTCGCAAGCGCAACAGCGGCGCGGCTCTTCGCTATGTCTTCTGCGCTTTTAAAGACGTTTGCAGCCTTTCCGATAGCCGCAGGAGCAGCAAGACCGCCAGCAATTGCCCCCGCGAACTTTCCAGCGGCCTCATACGGCGTTCCAGCGAGCGGGCTTTCAGACTTCCTAAAAACGTCCTCAACAGCCTGAGAGCCAAGCCCGGCCCCCGCTGCGCCCAAAGCCTTTATGCCCAACTTTGCCTGACCGCCGGGAAGAAGCGCGGAAGGCAGAAACTCAGCAGCAGAGCCAACGTACCGTCCGGGTGCTGTTACAGGCTCATAGCTAAGTGCCTTTTGAACCGCAGGGCTAATGCGACCCAACTTTTCAATATACTCTTCAGTCGTCGGAGGGCGATACCGCTCAACCCCAAACATTTGGGGGACATCGCCAAGCACTCCGGGAATTGAGACTGCACCGCGAACGCCCTTCGCAAGCGCAGCGCGGCCAACATCCTCGGCATACCCCACTTCTTTTGGCTGATCAGGCAAGACGGTGTCGGCTGAGAGAAGCGGATTCCCTTCAGCCTGTTCGCTCATCAGCGGGTTCTTCTTTCCCCTTGAAGGAGGGGGCGGGGCATCTGCGGTGAGAAGCGGGTTTTCGTCAGCCATCATTGCCTCGGGAAGTAGCGATACATGCCGGGGGTGTATTGAATTTTATTCTGCTTGGCTAAGTCCTGAAAAAACTCTTCAATCTGTTCAGGAGTTGCCTTACCAGTCGTCAACATGCCAACCGCATTTGGCTTGGTTAAAAGAGCTTTTTTCATCAACTCTTGCTCAAGTCCAAGGCGGGCCTGATTGTCATTTTCAAACGCTTGACCAGCGTTGGAATAAGCATTGAGACCGGGGTTAAGCTGACCATATTGAATGCGATGATTTTCGCGATCTTTAGCGGCTTGGTTCGCAATCATAATCTGCGAAGTAAGCTGCGCTTGTGCATCGCGCGTCATCTTGCCCTGCGGAAGCGCCTCAATCATGGCGTTAAGCGCGCCAAGACTACGTTGATCAGCACCCTTAGCAAGATCAGAAGCTTGCAGATTTCCTAACTTGCGAAGCAAATCTGCACGGGAATCTGCATCGGAAAATGTTTCTCTACCGCCAAGCGCGCCGCCAAGAGTATTTAAGGCGCGAACCAGTTCAGTACGAGCAACAAATCCAGTACCAGAGGTGCCGATTCCACCAGAAGCAATTTGCTGCGCGACTACATTTGCAAGCTCGTTAACATTACGAGAGTTCTGATTGGCCGCTTGAGCAACAGATTGGGTAGTCTGCAAATAGTTATTAGATGCAGCCCGCGCACCCTCAGAGTTCCACCCCATGATGTTCTCAGACTCGCCTCTAGCAAGTTCTCTAGAAGAACCACCAAGCGGGCTATATTTGACGGGCGCTTCTGGCTTTTGAGCAGCGACAGTTCCTGCAACAGGGGCAGTCTCCGGCGTTGTCGGTGCTTGTGGGCCAACGCCACCAACTCCAGATTTGCCCGCAACTTCTGTTGGCTTGATACCAATATGAGCCAAGAACGAAGCTGCCGCGCTTGAGGTTCCGGGTCCGCCGATTGTTGTCGGGCGATCCTTCATCTGGAACCATTCCCAAACAGGCATCAACTGCCCATTCTCAAGCCTGACAAATTTACCGTCAGGTGTGAACGCCAAGTTAGCGCCACGCTGCATGGTCTCAAATGTCTGAGCCTTCGTCTGGTCAATGACAGCCTGCTGCGCTTCCACATCACCATAAGCCTTCGCGCCCGCGCCAAGGCCCTGCAATGCAGCAGCCCACGGAGATATGCTTTTAGAGCTTGCCATAGCCCCAATGCCTTGAAGCACAGGGAGGATGATGCCCTTGTTGCGGTCGAAGAAGCCGGGCTGCTCTTGGCCTGCGCCAAGGCCCTTACCTTCGCCGGAAGTGGCGCGCTGAATTGCCTCTTGGCCCGCGCCGCCCAGCCCGCCTTGATTTCCCGCATATGCGCGGAAAGTCGGCAGTTTTTCACCGCTGGCAATCGCATTGGCATAAGCCTGACGGCGATCCAGAGCAGCCGTTGGCCCTTCTTTCGGACGCTCATAACCACGCATAAAGGATTCCGCAGCAGCCGATGGATCTTTAGCAGCGCGCATCTGCTCCAAGGTTCCAGCATATGGACCCTGAAGCTGATTGTGGACGAAATCTATCTGAGCATATGGATCGGATATGCTTCTTTGGTTTTCAGAAGCCCACTGCCTGAAAGCAGGCTGCTCACCCCTCTCGTGGAATTGGAAAAGGCCAATAGATTTTCCTTGATCTCCAACGATATTGGGCTGAAGACCGCCGCTCTCGTGATAGGCATTCCCAAGGATTCCCGCAGCAACGTGAGGCTCGTAGCCCTTTTCCTTCGTCAGATAGTCGAAGTATTTGCGAACGGGCTGTTCAGCATCGCCACCTTCATCAAAATGCTGGCGAGGAACAACGCCACCCTGTTCAAACGGAAGCAAGTTGCCAAGGAAACCGCCAGCCATCCCACCAATCGGGCCACCGATAGCGGTGCCGATCATAGATCCAGCCGCTTTACCAAGGCCCAATTTGCTGCCGCCGCCGCCAGAACCACCGCCGCCCGCAGGCTTCAGCATCTCATGCTTCTGCGAGCCAGCTTTCAGCACACCCTCCATAGGGTCTTTGCCGCCCTGCACATCACTGGGATCATATGGGATTGCTTCATCGGCTTGGCTGTCTTCACTGCCGCCATCAGCGTAGTGATGGCGAGGCAGAATGCCGCCGCCGGTTGCCGCAGGCGTTGCGCCAAACAACTTATCCCAACCCTCTTGCACAAAACCCTTTTCAGCAGGCTGCGCAGCTTTAAGGATGTTCCCGGATTCATCTTTGACAGCTCCGGTCGGATCTTTACCAAACGCTTTCTCACCGATGCGCTGGGTGACGCCTTTGCCGGTCAAACCCTTTGAGGCTTCATCTAAAAGGCTATAACCCTTGGAAACGTCAGAGCCCCCGCTGGTCTGTTTAGACAGAGGACCAGCAGTGACCAGCTTGGGCGTAGCCAACTGTTGCTGCGGGACGATGCCGCTGGGGCCGTGAGGCGTTGCACCCGCAGCCTGACCATATGGGCCAGCCGCCGCGAAGGGGCCAAAGGACTGGCGCTGTTGGGCAAGGATGGCGCTAAGGTCATTAGGATCAACGACAGACCCCGCAGTGGCGTAGCCGCCGCGCTCAAAAGCTCCGGGCTGATAGACAGCGCCGCCCATCGAGTTGGGGTCCAGACCGCCGCCGTAAGCCTTCCCAGACCGCTGTAGGCTCTCGCCAGTCTTGAAGCCACCACGATTAGAGAAGAAACCGCGAGGCTGCGTCGTTGTCGTTGTTGAACCAGACAATGCGCCAGTGCCCATCGCGATGTTCGCAAGGAACTGAGCAACTTGGAACGGGTAACCGCGCTCTTGCAAGAACTGCTGATACTGAGCCGTGTCCTGCGCTTGCTGGGTCTGTTGAGCAAGTGTGCCAGCGCCAATCTGGGCCTGCGCGCCCTGCAATGCAGCCTGCTGCGCACCCGTGCCAAGCCCAGCAAGCTGCTGAGACGCGCCAGCGCCCATCGCATAGCCCTGCTGACCGAGACCGGCCAATTGCTGGCTCAACTGCTGCACAGCCTGACGGTTAGCCTGTTCCGCACCAAGGCCCACGCCCTGCTGCTGCTGGGCTGTTTGAAGAGCCTGCTGATAACCCTGTTGATACAGCGGAGCGATAGCCTGCGCTTGCGCAAGGCTCTGCTGGCCGCGCAATGTCTGCCGCTGTAGACCAGCGCGGTCGCCGCCATAGGCACCAGCCCTAATAGCTTCAGCCTGCTGTTGGGCAAGCTGCTGGCCCTGTTGCTGGCCCATAGCAGCCTGCGTAGCCCCTACAACGCTCTGCGTGAAGGGATTCATGTAGCGACCAACCTGAAGCCCTTGAGGGCTCACAGGCGCGGCTCCGGCCAAAGCCGCACCAGTAGCCGCTCCAATGTAATTAGCACCGCCCTGCTGGGCTCCAAGAAGCCCCTGCGTGGCTGCGCCATAGTATGGCTGGGCTAACTGAGAAGCCGCGCTGGTGGCTTGGATGCCAGCCTGCTGCGTAGGGTTCAGAGGGGCGACGAACTCGCCACCGTACTGCTGAAAAGGCTGTTGGGCGACATCTTCTGCACGGGCGTTGACGGCATTATACCGCGCCAAAACTTCGGGCGGGATAGATACCGATTGGGTACTTGTTGAGCTTTTTCCGCCACCGCCCATATCAATTACTCCGCAGCCGTCCGGTAAGCGCCGGTCGTAGCATTATACAGGAAAAACGCGCCGCTTGGCTTCCCAAATTGACGCTCGTACAAACGAACCTTGGCTTCCGTGCGGTGGTTCGATAAGACACCGATAATCAAGGGAATCCCAAGCTCATCAGCCGTCTTTTTCGAAAACTCACACAAGCGCCGTGCCCGCCCCCCTTTTGCACTGCGGTAGTCAGGATGAATGAAAATCGCCCTCTCCTCGATTACCTGTGCATCTGAATACCACATTGTACCAACTCTGAGAAGGATCGCGCCCTCAAGACCAGCACCCTCATCCTGAATGATTCCAACGATACCGTTCTCTAGGTTAAGCGCAGGCCAGATCTCAGCCAGAAGCTTTTGCGGGTTAGGGTCCACAAACCCGTTTTCATCACATGCTTGCAAAGCCAGATCCATCATGGGATG